AGAATGTCACTCCAGATCATCACAACTGGTTTCTGGACGAGTTTGAAACTTTTTGCAGACACAAGGCGCTGGAAAAAGCCATCATTGAGAGTGCTGGCTTGCTGGAAGACCAGCAGTACGGCGAAGTGGAAAACAAGATCAAAGCGGCAGTGCAGACAGCACTGGTCAGAGACCTAGGCTTGGATTATTTTGAAAATCCCAAAGAGCGCCTACAGTGGATCAAGGATCAGAAAGGTGCAACCAGCACAGGCTGGAAAGGCATTGACCAAAAGCTCTATGGTGGACTAAACAGAGGCGAGATCACAATCTTTGCTGGCGGCTCAGGCGCAGGCAAGAGCTTGTTCCTGCAAAACTTTGGCGTAAACTGGAGTTTGGCTGGCCTCAACGTGGTCTACATCAGTTTAGAGCTTAGTGAGCAGTTGATCTCAATGCGGCTGGACAGCATGGTATCAGGCTATGGTGCACGGGAGATCATGCGCAACATGGATGACGTGGATCTCAAGGTTCGTATGAAAGGCAAAGGTGCTGGCAAGTTCCGTGTGAAGTATATGCCCAGTGGAATTAACACCAACGACATCCGTGCATTCCTGCGAGAGTATGAGATACAAGCAGGCGTAAAGGTAGACTGCCTGCTAGTGGATTATCTGGATTTGCTGATGCCCATCAATGGCAAGGTGAGTGCCAGTGACATGTTTGTCAAGGATAAGTTTGTTAGTGAGGAGCTCAGGAACCTAGCCGCTGAACGTGATCTGCTCATGGTCACAGCCTCACAGTTGAACAGGGCCGCAGTGGAAGAGATCGAGTTTGACCATCATCACATTGCTGGTGGCCTCAGCAAGATTCAGACTGCTGACAACGTGGTGGGTATTTTTACCAGCAATGCTATGCGTGAGCGCGGCAGATATCAGATACAGTTCATGAAGACCAGATCCAGCAGTGGCGTGGGCAGCAAAGTGGACCTCAAGTTCAACCCTGACACGCTGAGAATTGAAGATCTGGAAGAGGATGATGAAGACGCAGTCACAGCAACCAGCACAGCATTGCTGGATCAGCTCAAGCGATCAGGCACTATTCGTGCACAAGAGCCTGAAACAGGTAATGCAGTCAGCGATAGCCTACAACTCAGAGACTTTTTGAAGAACAAAAAGTGATAAATAGTTGTAATTGCAAAACAGGAGATCGCTGTGAAGAAAAGCCGCAGTATTCTAGAGGAACTCAATCAGATATCTGTGGATCGCGACCGCAATCACGTGGTGGAAAACCGCGGAGAGCACGTGATCAAGAGTGCTATCAACCTCATAGAGCAGATTGAACGCTACTACGACACAGACACAGCCAAAGATCTTACCAACCGACTGATCAACAGCATTCGTGGCAAAGACAGTGCCAAGTTTAGCCGTGGCATCCAGCTATGCAACAGTATCTCACAGAATGGCATCAGGAAGTAGTGCCATTGCTGGAACAGTGCTGTGCATTATATGAAGCTGAATTAACGCCTGATCAGATACAGAGCATATTCCAAAATGCAGAGCAGTATGCAGTAGACAGCAAACAGTATATGACTCGCCTGGGCAAGGCTGGCACTGCTGCAAAACTGCCTGCTACTGCTATCAAACAGCTCAATGACCGAGTAAATGAACTTGCACGCCGCGCTCAGAATACCAAACCCATACAGGGCTTGGATCGGTCTTTTGAAGAAGCCAAGAAAAAACTAGCAGATAGTTTGGGTGGCGACAGCAGCAAAGTGGTAGCCGCAGTCAACAAACTGGCTACTTTGACCAAAGACAATCCAGGAAAGAGTGCTTTCCTGGTAGGCTTGGTAACCATTGCGGCTGCAGTTGCTGGCGGACCACTAGGTGGTGCTGGCGTGGGTTTCCTACTACGTGCAGGTCGAGAAGTGCTAGCAGGCGAAAAGCTCAGCACAGCAGTGGGCAAGTCATTGAAAACAGCAGGCATCGGTGCACTGGTTGGTGTAGCACTGGAGCCATTGGCTGACATGGTATCAGGTGCGCTGGGAGCAGAAGTTGAACAGGTGCGATCTCAGGTAACCGGTGACAATCTGTTCAAAGTCGAAATGACAGAAATCAACGATGGTAGCACAACCTGGATGAGTGAACGTCCTATGCTGATGCAAGCAACAGACTATCAACAGTATCAGCAACTGATGTCAGAAGTTCAGACATATCAGGATCAGCTACAACAGATCATGCAGCAGGCACTACCCCAGGGCGTTCCCACCAACGCAGTTGAAGATGTCTGGTTTGAGAAACTGCTTAACTGGCAAGAGCAGATTTCAGATTTCAAGGACACCGAGCTTGCAGAGTTTACCAAAAAAATCACAGATCCAGAATACATTGCCAACATACAGGGTTCAATAGATCAGCAGGTAGACAACACTGCAATAGCACAACTTCATAAAAGCCTGGGCACTGTGATACAGTCAGTAGCACAAGCAGTTGCACAGGAAACAGCCGCTGCAAAACAACAGCCACAAAGCAACCAGGTTAGTGATTCTGTTGACTACGAACTTGCACTACTCAAACGCAACAGTGGCATACCGCTCACAGAATCAGAAAAGCAGATTATCGCAGAGTTTGATTGGGAAGGCATAAAGAAAAACTTGGGCCAAAAAATCACAGCACGCAAACTGCAAAAAATCTGGCAAAAAGCAGGATCTCCCACAGACAGTGCTCAGATAGCACAGGTGCTCGCATCTGCTGGCCTGGACAAAGAAGGTATAGAAGCGATTTCTACCACTACAAACATACAACTGCCTGCCCCTGTGGAAAAGCCTGACGTCAGCACTGACAGCGACAACAGCAGTGATGCTAAAACCGGTTCTAGCACCAGTGCTCCTTCGGGGTCAGATGATGACTACTACGATGACACTGTGGAAAGAATTAAACGTGGCCGCAAAGCAGCAGGACTCGATGACGAAGAAGAAGCAGATACTACTCAAAAGCCAGAAAAGAAAACACAGATAACTTTCCCTGGTACAGACATGGAGTTCAAGTCGGGCTGGATCAGTGCAGACGACCTCACTGCTGCCAACCCCAATGTCTCTGCTGTGTTGGACAAGCTGGCTAGCGGTGTAAAACCTCAAGACCTAAGCACATCTGAAATATTAGCCGGCCGCCAAAAACTGGCACGCCATCAGAAGAAGCCAGAGCCTGCCACAGAGTCACTGCGTGAAATGATCAACAGGAAACTAGGACTATGAGATTTGCAGAAATACTCAAAGAAGGCGGCAACGTGTTCTCAGGCAAAACAGGTGCCATAGCACGTGAGCACATTGAGCCCACACTGGACAGATACTTCCAAGAGCTACAGCGAGTGTTTCCACAGAAGTCGGATATCATGGACATCAAACATTTTGTGCCACTGGGCAGTGTGGGCAAGAAGTCTCAAAGTGGCGACATAGACCTAGGCATCAGCAGTGCTGACATCCTAGACAAAAGCATGAGTGCAGAGAGCATTGCCAAATGGGGCATTGATGCAGAAGCAGTGGATGCACAGCAGGAGAAGCTGGCACGGCGTGCACGCACAGCCACCGCAGAGCAACTGAGAATGAAAGCATTCTTGCAACTACTAGCAGAAAAGATCAACAGTGAGAGCCCTAACATATTTGTGGATGAGAAAAAAGTCACGCCCGGCAATATGTTTTGCCTGTTCCCACAGTATGATCAGTCCGGCAAGAAACTGGACACTGGTGTGCAGATTGACTGGATGGTGGGCAACCTAGAATGGCTCACATTCTCCTACTACTCCAGCGCCTATCCTGAGGACAGCAATGTCAAAGGCCTACATCGCACACAGTTAATGCTCAGTGCGTTCCAGGTAGCCAACTTGAGTTTTGATCATGTCAAAGGAGTCACAGACAAAGAAACCAAGGAAGTTGTTGCCACCAATGCCGCACAAGCACTAGAACTATTAAATCAACGTTTGGGCACCAGCATTGATCGTGACACAGCAGAAAACTACTATGACCTACACCGTGCTCTCAAAGATCAACTATCACCAGAACAATACAATCTGCTAATAGCCATCTACTTCAAGATCCTAGACAGAACTCGTGCCGATATACCTGACGATATGCAGGATCAGTGGAAGCAGAGACAGCAAGAGCTAGGTCTCACAGGCAAGTTCCTGCCTGATACCAGCAAGTTAGCACCACTACGCCTAACAGAGTCAGGTGTAGCAGGAGCATCACGTGTGCCCAGCAGACAGGATTTTGAAAAGTTCTTGAATGACTATGAGCAGTTGATCTCACAGTTTCCAGGATACCAGAGCATGGAAGCCACCGGCAGTTATCAGAGTGACCCCAGCAAGGAAGACTTTGGTGATATCGATCTGGTAGTGCACATTGAATCTGATCAAGACAAGGCACAGGTCAAACGTGACCTAGTACAGTTCATGCAGTCACAGCCTGACACTGTGATTGTGCCATTTAGCAGCGAGAAGCATGCGGGCAAACGCACCTACAATGCAGGCGAACTAGTCAGTGTGAGATTCCACAGTGACAGCGTGGGAGACAGTGCGCAGATTGATAACATCATAGCACTGAGCCCAAGTGAAGCTACCTATAAGCGTGAGTTCCTCAACTATGCCGCACCCAAGCAGGGTTTGATACTGGGCTTGGTCAAAGTGGCCACCATGGAGACAGAACCTGAAAAACTGTTTGACCACTTGGGTATTGATGTGGACACCGAACTGGGCGAAGATCAAGAGTGGGAGTTCAATATCTCACCTGTGGAACTACAGTTGCGCCGTGTTACCTATGAGCCCGGCACCACCAAACAAATGAGCAGAGACATTGTGTGGCGTAGCAGAGACATGGGTGATCTAGAAAAACTCCTATATCAATATGACCTAGACGCTGACTTTGAGACACTGTTAAAACAAGCACAGCAAACCATCAGAAATCCTCGTAGTGGTCCACGCATTGTGGGATTGTTTACCAGTATGATCACTGTGAAGTCAGGCGAAGTGGGCACACCCAAAGCCGATCAGAAAATACAAGCCACGAACCTAATCACACAGGCACTTGGAGCATAGATGTCTAAAAACTTCGCAGACATTCGCAAGCAGGTACTCGGCAACAACAGCCGATTTGAGCTCATAGATTCAGAGCTGTGTGAGAGCAAACTGTATCAGGCATCCGCAAGATTTGCCGCAATCAGTGGTGATCACATCGCTCGCACCCTGTTCCTGAACAACCTGATCTTGTTCATGATGAGCCAGGAATCAGATCCTGAAATGCAGGCCTATGTGGAAAACTATGCACTCAGAACCATACAGTATGGCAGATACGCAGTGTTCCGTACACATGCTACAGATATGTATGCACTCAGCTACACTGTGTTGCATCCTGATAGCACACAGATTAGTCTGCGTGATCCTCAGAGTAGAAAGTATCTGGAAACCCTGGACTTTGACCAGAAAATGAACATTGACTTTGTGCGTCGGCTGGCGGCAGGTACACAGACTAGCAGCATGGCAACCAGAT